AGAAATTTCTTTTGTCTTTCTTATAATGTTCCAGAAGTAAATGTTTTTAAATTTAGAGCATGCGTTGGAAATAGTAATGTTTCGTTAAATTTAGAACTACACAAAAAACACAATGATAATCTTGGAGGATTACGAGTTGCAGGAACAGGAATAATACCTCAAATAAAGATTGATTGTTTTGAACTTAATCCTTCATTAATACACTTAGATATCGAAGGATTTGAAGGATATGCTTTATTAGGAGCTGAAAAAACAATTCAAAGATGCAAACCTGTTATTGTTCTGGAGGTAAATGGTTTTGGAGATGCCTACCAATGGCCTAAAGAAAAAATAATTAAATTATTATCTTCTTGGGGGTATACAATACATACCACATTTGAAAATGATATACTGTTTATTAATAATAATTAAAAATTTATATTTTTAATTTATTTTGTTTATAGAGCGCTTTATTACCTTTAGCCTTATAATGGTTACAATATTTTCCTAATTCAATGTATGGTAATGGTGATTTAGATTTTTTATCAATGCTTTCACAAAGATCATGACCAGGAGCTTTTAATTTTTCAAACACATGTCCGTACACATCATTGTCATAAAATCTTCTCAAATGTTTATGATCTTTTTCTACATAATGACGTTTGTATTCTTTTTTAAATTGCTCGAATAATTCATGTTGTGTATTTACAGCAAAAAACCCAGTCTCAGGCACAAACCATCGGCCAGGAGTACCAGATTTAGTTGTATCATAAATCACGCCCATGTGAGTGCTGAGCACATCTATAGGTAAAATTTTAAATAAAAAAGATTTTGGTAATGCTTGATAAGTTATTACATCAGCATCCACCCATATGATTCTATCAGCTGTGGAATTTTCCATGGCGTGAATAAAAGTAAATGCTTTTTTAGCAAATTTTTTTATATCCTTCAGTGAAGTTTTTTGAAATTCAAAATATTCTTTACACAAATTATTAAATGGTATTTGTTTGATTCGAGGGTGTTCAGGCATAGTAAATTCTTCCACATAGCAAGTAAGACTATACTCCTCAGGCCAATATTTCAACCAGGAGTCTACACAATCTTTGCCTATATAATCATAATATTTTTGATCGAAACTGGTAATAATTTCTAATTTCATATGTATCTCCTAAAAAAATTCCAAGCTTCACCAGAACGAAGTTCATCAAAGTTCCAATGACACATGGCTAGTGTTTCAATCCAGCGTTGTCTTTCATGTAACACAGGATTTTCTAATTGATTTAAATCCATGTTGGCCACTGCATAGCTTTGACTGTGACGAGGCTCAGGATCTGTGATAAACGTAGGCACACCTTCTATGATACTGGCCACACTGGGAGAACTGTTGTACACCACAGTGGCCCAAGCATTCTGCAGATCTGTTAATAGACTTGAGTTGTTGCTCAACGAAACATTTTTGTATTTCAATTTTAAAATACGCATAATTTTTTTATCCCCTGGATGTGGTCTCACTACAATGGGTCTACTGGAAACTTGTTGGATTTTTCTTATGGTGTCATCCAACCAATCAATCACACTCAATCCCGCCATGCTCCATCCACCATTGCGCTGCAAGCAGATCAGTATGTGATTGCCCACAGTTCTGTAAGTCTTCAATGTGATGTTTAAAGTTCGACTGATCTTGATCCATCTGTTAGGATCCACATCTTTATCAAAATAAAATCCTGTGGTAGGAAACACTCCATCAAAACTGTATCTCAAATAGTGTTGTGGGTTATCCTTGTTCACATACAAAAACAAACTGCTGTCCACTATGAGTGTTTTTTTGTTGTTTCTTTTTTGCAGTTCTATAACTTCTCTACGCAGTTGCAGATGCGGAGCAGTTTTGCCATACTCATGCACATATCCTTGAATCAGTGCCACATCACAAGGCACTATATTGAATTGATTATGGGCTGTTGCAACATCGTTAGATTTAATAACTCCTTCACAAAAATAATCCAATATCATGGGTTTTTCTAAGTTTTTATTATTGGGTGGAATACCTTTGTAATATGCCACAGCAGTTAATTTAGACATGATATTTCCTTGCAATTTTTATGGCTGTGCCATTGAATAACTCTTCACCGGTAAACTGACTATAACTTAAAGCACACAGCCAGCGTGCCAGATGTGGTCTGGCTAGATTATTGATGTCAGATAATTTGTTTCTTGATACGGGAGTGGTGATATGACGATCCAAAGTGATCACAGGTATTCCACACCAAATGGCCTCTGTGGCAGCATTGGAATTGATGCTGACCACACAGTAGTAATCTTCATTGCGGAGTTCTTCCACTAAACTGGTCCTAATTTTCTTTTCTGCCTTCTCCCTAAACACAATGGGTTTGTCAGTGTGTTTTTTCAATTCGCGCTCCACATCATATTTCCAGGTTTTTAGATCCACATGAAATATACCAGCTGCAAACGGACCTGGTTCTATGATCAGTATTTTCTCTCCTGATTCACGCCAAGGTCGGGGAAAACTGGCAAAGTTGGCCAGTCTGTCCACAGGTGCTTCAAACATCTGATCATGATGTATGTGATTACGCACCAGTCTGTGCCATTTTTTATTGGATTCTAAAAAGTTGGTATAGCCACTGTCTATAAACCAAAAAGGGTATTGGCGGTCTATCTTTTCAGTCAACAGTCGCTCATTGCCTGTGGTATTTCTAATTAAACAATCCTGTTGATAATCAGTGAAGTCTTGTCTACGCACCAACTCAGCATTTTTGTGTATGGTCAGCCCTGTGCTCTTAACAAAATGCTGCATCTTACTTTTTTTATACATGCTCAGCACACGCTCAGTGCCCAATGCCTCCAACACCTGATCCATGTTCTCATGTATGACTTGAAAATATTTTTCTTTATTTTGATCCATCAGTTGCCATATTTTTCCCACATAATTGGTCAACTCTCGATATAAAATTTTCTCCAATTTGCCAGGCCATTTGCCCCAACTCCATCTAGCATTGTTGGCTTCCAGCACCTGCTCTGCTTCTCCCGAATTGCGCATTTTTCTCAGCCAGCGTCTGTGTTGTCTAATACTTGTTTTGATCTGTCTGATGTGTGTCCAACTTTCGCTGTGTTCATATTTTACCAAATCTTTGGCCACTTGAAAGTGATTGATGATACTGTTGAGAAAATGTGCCAATTCTTTGTTGTTGATCAGTAGTTTCATGATGATGTTTCTGTGTGGTATTTAAATAGAAATTGTTGGATTAAAAGTGGATCTGGCGACTAGATGCTGGCGTCTTCCATACCAGCCACACGCAATTTGACTATGTTGGTCATCTGCCATTGCTTTTGGTCTAGTCCTTTGCAAATACCCAACCATTTGTTGCGCATCAGTGCAAAATCATTGATGATCTTTTCATAGTCCACCACATCTGCTTCACCATCCACATACTTCTCCACTTCTCTGCTGGTGAGTGCTCTGTTGTAATTTTCAAAATATTTTTTAAAGTATGAGCTGCGCAGTCTGCGCAGTTCTATGTTGAGATACTCCAACACTGCTTCCAATTCTTGTAACTGATTGAATCTGTGTTCCACATTGCCAGGCATTTCTGCTGCCTGTTTTTCCACATTGCCTCGGATTTTGATTTCCAGTTTGGCTTCTTGCAATTGATTTTCGAAATATTCCAATGCTTCAGGAATGGTACTGATGTCTTTGGATATCTTTTGATACCATCCAGACATTACTGATCCTCGTCTTCTTCTATGTCCAAATAGTACATGATGGCTTTGTCCAAGTCTTGGTCATTGCCCATGGCCTCTTTGAATTGCTCATCTTCCACACCATAGTCGGCGCACATTTCCACATATTTCTCAGCCACCACTTCGATCTGTTTCTTATCGACGTACTCTTTGAAAAATTGCCAAGTTTCTATCAGTTGACTGGCGTCTTGCATTATTTCTTTTCTTTCACTGTTTCTGTTTCTGCTGTTGTGTCTGTTTCAGATTTTGGTTTGATCTTATGATATTCTTTCATAACCATATCTAACTTTTCACCTGTCCAACCTTTTCTATACTCCAAGTGTTCCACACCTTTAAGGTCCACATATCTTAATCTGTTGCCAGATGCTGTCAATATGCCTTCTTTTTCAAACAGTTCCACCAATCCACTGTAGGGATCCATGCCTGTTTCATAAGGAATTTTAACTTGCACACTTTCAAAAGGTTTAGCAAATCTTGTTTTCATTATCTTACAAGCAGCTCTAATACCTCTCACATCTGTTACTTTGTTACCATCTTCATCTTCTTTTAATTTTAATTTTTTCATTGCCACCACCACTGAACTGGCGTACACAAATCCTTGACCACCTGATATTTTATCATCTGGGTCAAACATATCTTGTGAAGCATACGTGTGGTTGGTTGCTACCAATCCCACATTCCAACTGCCAAACATGTTCACACAATTACGCACCAATGCTGTGAGCGCTTTGGGTTTACGACCCATGTCACCTTTCATGTCTCCTGCTTCAAATTGATTCACATCAGTGGGAGTCATCAGCATGCCCAAACTGTCTATGATGAACAGTATTTTGGGAGCAGTGTCTTTGTTGTCTCCATGCTCTGTTTTGTATTCTTTCATAAATGTGGATATAGTTTTAGCCACATCATCAATCATGCTAAGATTTAATTTTAATAATTTTTTCTCATCACAGTCCACACCCAATGCCTGCAACCAATTTTGGTCCAGTGCGTTTTCTGTGTCCACCAACACCACATATATGCCTTGCTTTTGTGCGTGTCTCACCAAGTTGCCTGAAGCAATGTATGATTTGCCTGATCCTGATTCGCCAGCAAACACTGTGACCTTGCCCAAGGGAATTCCTTTTTCAAAATCGCCTGACATCAAATAGTTCAGTGCGTAGTTGCCTGTGGAGATCCAATCTGTGGGATCATTGAATCCCAATCCCAATCCATCAATGGATTTTGTTAACGTTTTTCTAAATTTCGATATGTCGAAAGCCTTAGTAGCCATAAATTTTTCCTTTTATTTGTTCGTAGTGGAGAATATTCAAACTCTCCACTACAATATACCACTCTTTATTGTTTTTGTCTAGACCTAATCATTGCCAAAATATCTTCAGCTCTGCTTTTGCTCTCCACTTTGGGAGCAGTTACAGATTCTGTTTTTACTTCAACTTTTGCAGTTGCAGTTTCAATTGGCTTTGGTGTTTCAGCTTTAACGTTTGTGTTAACCACTGGGTCTCCAGTTTTGGATGACATGCCAGCTGGACGGAAGTATTGTCCAAATCTTTGCATATCGTATGCTTCACCATCCACAGATGCTTCAAACATTTCTTTCATCACCTTTAACTCAACTTCAGTTGGTTTTTTAGGCAAGTAATCGCTCATGTTGTACAAGCCGTGTGTTTCCACTGCTTTGTTTTCATCTTCAGTTAATGGTCTGGTTTTTCTAGACCAAGCAGAAGTTGAATAGTCTGCGTATCCACCTTTGCTGGTTTTGATAATTTTAAAATCAACTCCGTTGATTTTGTCTGTAGGAAGATCTTCCATTTCAGGATCCATCAGAGCACCTTTTATTATTTGGAATATTTGAGGTCCAATAATAAATCTTCTGATTGGGTTTGCTGGTTTGGTTTCTTCATTCAGTGGATCTTCTTTGACAAAACCTTGGAAAATATATGATCTTTTTTTCCAATATTTTCTTCCCATGTCTTCCAAGTTGGGATCTTTAAACCATCCTCTAACTTCAGATAGAATAGGACAAGAGTCTCCATACATTTCCATACATGGCACTTGTACTTGAACTGGTTTTGAATCAGTTTCTCCTTTGATACCATTGAATGGAAGTTTGATCATCAAACGTTCTCTCCAAAAGAAAGTGTTGTTTGAGTCGCCATCTGGCAAGAATCGAACAGTTGATTGTTCACCTTCTTTTAGATTCCAGAATGGATAGATTGCGTTGTCGCCGCCGCTTGTCTTGTTGTTGCCGCTTGAACGAACTTCTTGTTCCTTCAACTTATTGCGGATGTCTGCTAGTGTAGCCATTATAAGCCTCCTTATTGTTTGCCTGTTTGTATTTGTGCCTCACTATAATATAGCACATATTTGTACATACTATATTAATATGTGTATTTAGTCAAGTGTGTAGTTAATGAAATATTAATTTTTGGTGGAATAGCCTGCCAGTTGTTTGATGCGTTCAATTTCTTTGTTCTGACCGCTCTGCAGAGCTTTGATGGTTTCAATGGCAGTTTTGGCACCAGCGTCTCCATATTGTTTCTGCACTGCTGTGATCACTGCTGTTTCACCTTTGGGAAATTTATTGGTGGTGTAGTCATAGAAACTCTTAACCAATTCTTCTATTTTAGTGGAGCCTTTGTGTAGATCTTGTTTGCTGGATTTATTATCTTCAGAATATTTTTTATTCAATTCCATAGCTGCTTCTTCTGCTGCTTCTCTGTCTTTTTTGATTTCAGACACAGTGGTGTTTAAAAAGTTGGCCAATTCTAAATCACTCATTTGTCTAATGGTAGGGCCACCGCCTGTGCTTTCAAATTTACTTCTTAATTTGTCTGAGTCCATTTGAAAATCTTCTGAATCCATGTATTCTTTCCAGTCTTTGTATTCATCGTGCAATGCTGGAGTGTTGTTCCAAATTTCTTTGGCTAATTCTTCTGCAGATCCTTCTCCTGGATGATAGGATTCTTTTTTTCCTTGTTCGTCTCTGTATTGTTTTGAAATGATTGCGTATTCTTGTGGTTTTAATTCATGCACTTGTTTGTTGTGTGTCTTCTTTAACCAATCACGAAATTTATACTCATCTTCTATGCTGCCTTCGGTTTGAGTGGTTTCTATCAATCCCATATCGGCCAATCTAGTGGTGAGCCAATTGATAGGATCGCCATCTTTAGCGGTGTATGTACCATAAGGCATATCTCCATTATCGTGGTAATAGTTGGCCAATTCTGAATACAACTCTTTATGATTGTACAAGTCATCTCCTGCGTTAAATTTTTTGTAAGCATCTGGATGTTTGTTCAATATTTTTTGCACTTCTTCTTTTTCTTGAGATTGCGAAGATTTGCCTGCATAGGCCTGAGCCTGAGGTGATTGGTTTGGATTCATGTCAGCATCATCTTGCAATGATGTGTCACTGATGCCTGCCATATCCATGGCATCTTTGAGTGTGAATTCTTTGTCGCCCACTTTGAATTTGTCGCCTGGTTTCATGCCTGCTGCTTTGGCTTTTCTCACTGCTTGTGCAAACTGATTGCCTTCAGTGGACATCTTCATGTCACCAGTGTTGATTCTTTTTGCCATGTCTGGTTTTTTGTTCTGTATGTAGGACATGATCAAAGGTCTAATACAAGTGTCGCTGTCTTTTTTACCTATTTCTCTGATTTGGTCATTAAGAATGGGGTCATCAATAATGCCTTCCAAACTTTCCAATCCATTTACTCCATTCACTCCTGCGGGAAAATGATTCTTCATCAATAGATTTAATTTTTCCAATGCTTGTTTTTGCTCTTCAGAATCAGAGGAAAACAAAGTATTTTCTCCTTCATCAATGATAGAGTCTAAAATCTTTTCAAATTGTTCAATGGGATCCAGAGAGGTTTCGATCATATTGCCCAAAACTTTTTCCACACTTTGTGGAGCAGCATTGGTGTAAATCACTATGCCTTGATAGTTGCCTTCATCAGGAGTAACTTCTGATTCAATGCCATTCTTTTTCAATAGATCCTGTATGGTGAAAGCATCTTTGTCTGACACTGGTCTGCTTCTGTCAAAATCACCAGACACATTGTATTTTAAATTTCTTGTTTCTGTGCTGCCTTGATAACCAGTGGCTTCTGTATCAATGTCTTCAGCAGTGATTTCTTTGATGGGTTTTTGTGTGACCAATTTATAAATGTAAGGAAATACTTCTTGCAGTTCATTATTGAAAGTTTTGATTGTTAATTCATCAATCCAATTTTCTTTCACATCTTCTGGCACTGTTAAAGTTTCATTGGCTTTGAAGTTTTCTTTGGTCAATTTATAGAAACTTTCTTTTTGCAAGCCTTGAATGGTTTCTTTGATCTCTTCAATTCTATCATTGATCACTTGTGAATATTCTTTTAATGTTTCTGCCATCACAGCGGACCTGTTCACATAGTTTTTAAATTTTCTTAATTTTGCCAGTTCTTCACTCAAGCCCACAATGTGCTTGCCGAAATCATCATAGGGTTTGCCACCTTCGCTCACGTGACGTGCCATTGCTCTGGCACCGTTGATGTGTTTGAAAGGATATTTGAATCTTTCGCCGTCTATGTTTTCCACGTATATTGCATGAATCTTGTGAGTGCGACCAGCTGCAAAATCTTCATCTACCGGAGCTGAATGTTTGATGATCAGTTTGCTGCTGCCGATGTTTTGAAAACTGGTTTTGTTGGTTCCAGTCAATGCAGCTTCTGTGACTTCTTTGGGTTGACTCATATTGCTCAAAAAATTATAATCTCTTTTTTCCAAGTTGCTTTTGGTGATGTCTCTGGTGTCAAATGTCATCATTCTTGACTTGGCAAACTGTCTCAATTCTTTTAAAAAACTGAACCAATTTTCACGAGCCACCAAATCTTCAGTTTGACTCAAATCAGCACTGTGTATCACCACTAGTCCGTTTTGCTCACTAATACTTATGCTGACTTTGCCCAAAACCTTATCTCTTGCTTTGAAATCAAAGTCAAAAAATCGTGCTGCGTTGGGATCATTGGTCACTTCTGCTGCTTGATTGCCTATGGTAACCGTGGGAAAACGGCCTCTTATCTTGGCAAATAGCTCTTTAGACGTGTCGTTGAGGTTCATACGTGTATTTAGTTGTTTGTGCTGCTGATGAACACTGGCATGGGCAGTATGCGTTCTCCACCATCCTCATCATTTTCCACTTGTAAAAATGAATTATAAATGCGCGGATCCCAATCTTTCAGTATGCTGACTATGCGCAAGATCAGCAGTGTGGCACTGATTAAATCATCAGTTTCTCCTGACTTGGCTTTGAATCCTGATCCCACTGCCACATAAGTTTTTAATTCGCTGATCAATGCTTTGCTGTTGATCATCATCTTGTTGTTTTCCACCATGCCTTTCAGTCTGCTGCAAGCACTGATTTTGGTTCTATGTGTGGTGTTGAATCCTTTTCTAAACTTACGGATGTGTCCTTTTCTTATGGGCTCACTCACAAACAATCCTGGAATGTTTTCTTCGCCAAAGTCACTGATCACCAAAAGTGCTGCTTCACCTATGGTGTTGTTTTCCACACTCCAATAGATGTTGTTGGCTGTTTGACTTTTGCATTCTTCTTTGATATGATTGGCAATGTCTTTTAATATTTTTACTTGCTGTGGTATGGGAGTTTGATTGTGTCGCCATTCAGCCACTTGACGGAATGATGGAACTTCGAACACTTGAATAGCAGCGTAATCTCCTCCGGTGCCCATGGCAGGATCCAATGCTATCACATAGGTGGCAGCAGGATTTATTTTTTCATACCATCTGGTCTGACCCATGTTCAATATGGGCTGCTTGCCTTCCAATGCTGCTAACACAATGCTGTTGACCAATGTTTCGTCATAGACTAAAAATTCACAGCCATACTCTCTTCTGAATCTTTCTTCTCCTATGCGGCTCAATTCACTCTCTTTCCATTTGTCATCCCGTTCTGGATGTTCATCCCAAGAAGCTGTGTAACCAAAGAATCCGTTGATACCCAATTCAATTTCATTGCCATGTTCATCAAATTTATTTTGTGATTCTTTCCATATCACAGCAAATTCATCTTCATCTGAGTTGGGAGTGCTGGTTATGATTGCTCTACCTCCTGTGGCCAATGTGGGAGATATAGAAGTCCAGAATTCTCTAGCAATGGTGGGATTAACAAACGCAAACTCATCACAGTACAATAATGATATGGACATACCTCTACCAGTGTTGGCAGTGGTGGTGGCTGAAACTATTCTAGATCCATTTTCAAATTCCATGGATCCTTTGTTGTAGTTCACCACACCTGCTCTGATATGATCTGGACACAGTTCATATCCATAACGAATACGCTGCATAATTTCTTGAGCGCCTGTGTATTTGTGTGCAGCAATTAATATAGTTTGATCCGGATGAAACATGGCATACCACAGCAAATAGGATGATGCACAAGTGGTCTTGCCACTCTGTCTTGGCAGCATGTTCACATTGAATCTATATTTGTGATAGGTTTCCAACAGTTTGTTTTGATAGGTGTAAGGTTCAAACAACAATTTACCTCTTACAGGATGTTGGATATTAAAAAAGTTTTTGGCAAAATAAAGATATCCCAAAGTGGCATCAGCACAAGCAGCCAGCTCATTCAGTTGTGATTCAGTGTATTTTTCTCTAGTGTGTGCTTTTTTGGTAAGAACACCATCTAGGCTTTTGGTACTCATATGTAGTACTTATCTTTGCAACAGTTTTGAGATTTTATAATGATTGACTATTCTAGATCGATGTCTTCAGTATTGCCATCAAACTCATCTTCTTCTGAATTAACTCTGTCCCAGATGTTAGCCTTGCTTTGACCATGTTTTTTGATGAATTCAACTTTGGACATTTCAGCAGCGTCTTGCTCTAGGTCCATCAAGTAACCTTTTACAGCACCTTCTTTGTAAGCAGCATAGTCTTGAGTGAGTTGTGCTTTAACTTTTTCTGCCAATGACATTTCATCTTCTTTGACTGCCATAGGATTGTCGCCAGGTTGGCTTCTAGCATACATTTTTTTAGACTTGTGTAAATCATCGCTGACTGGATCCACTGTGTCTGGCATAGTGGCGTATTTGGGATCTGGAGTTGTGCTGGCTTTATATCTGTCATCTTCACCTACAGGTTTATCTTGAGCTTCTGTGGGTTTTGGTTCAACAGCTACTTGCACTGGCATTGGTGCTGGCATTGGTGATTGTAATCCAGCATTTTTAAATATATTGTATAATGCTTGCACTTCATCTGGATTATTACCATACATGTTCACACTGATTGCAGCTGATTCATTGAGATTAGATTTCACAATCTCGCTAGTAAGCTCTTTAGGATTTTGAACCTTATCAAGTTTTTGTAGTATGTCTCTTATATCCATATTAATATTTATTTCAATTTGCCTAGAGATGCACTTTGTGGTTTCTCATTTTTTACTTTGGTTAATGGTGATGGAGAAGCTTTTTCTTCTTTATCCATTACTAGTTTTTCTTTTTTATTTTTTGCATCTTCTTTGGCATGAGTGATAGCTTTTCTATCTTTTTCCATCTGTTTTAAAATTTCAATGATTCTTTTTTGACCCACATGATCTTGTGCTTTCTTATCAGCTTGTTCCAATGGTGATTCCAACTTGGCCACATAAGGTTCTTCTTTTTTGTCTGTGGGATAATCTGCGTGTTGAATTGCTGTCATTGCTTTCACGTGACTGTTGGACATTTTTGTGATCAAGCTCACATACTGTTCTAAAATTTCTGGAGTGGTTGGGTAGGCCAATTCTGCATCAAAATATGTGACTTCCATGTTTTGTAACTTGGGAAAATCCAATGGTCTTTCTTGAATGGGAGTTTTTTTGCCTTTGGACAAGCTCACTATTTCATACTTGCTGAGAGCTGTTTTCAAAGTGTCATTGATGTTTTCAGGCAAGTTACCTGCCAAACCCAGTTTAAATTTGTAGGTTTTTTTGCTTTCTGCTAGTATCTTTTTGAATTCTGATTCCATATGTGTTTATTTATCCATATTTTTGAGTTTTTCAATTAAACTGTTGCGATCAGTGACCACGTATCCTTCGCCCTGTACCATGTTGGAATCGTCAATTCCACCCTCTCTATCCATCTTTTGCTTGCGGATTTGTAGGTCTATCATTTTGAGCTTTTTGTCGATTTTGGCAGCTTTGGCTTCCAGTGTGGTTTTCAGCATGTTGCCAGCCACTTCAAACACTCTGCCGCTGTATCTGCTTTCCACGTTCATGCCCAAGTCCATGAGATCATCATAGGCAGTCATGGCTTTTTTGGCAATCTCATCCAATTCTTCATCAGCTATGGCTCCTAGATCTTTGACCATGGGCAGTGCTGCTGTGATCTTGTCAAATTCAGCAATGTCTCTCAGGGTGTCTTTTTGAACCTGTAATGACTTGTCACGTTCTTGTTTGTTTTTTTCTTCCATCACAATGTCTTTGGATTCTGGTAGATTCAATAGATCTTCTAATTTTTTGGTCATGATAGTATTATTTATCGGCGCTTGTTGCCTTGGTGAAAAATATCGGTTTCGTTGATCACTCTGAATCTTAAACCTTTTTGACGGCACCATACAGTGGCAGCTTCCCATTTGGCGCGGTTTAAAATGTAACTGGCTTGATTGTTTAAATTTTTTCCCACCTTCTCTTTCAATGATTGATTCTGTGGTTTGATCTCAACTATTTCTGCATGTTGTTGACCACCTTTGTCCACATAGTTGATAAAAAAATCTGGCACATATATGGTGTATCTGCCTGTGAGAGGATTTCTATAAGGTATTCTCACGGCTTCACTGGCCCATTTGGCTATGGCAGCACTTTCATCACAAAATTTCATAAAAGCAAATTCCCAACTGGATCTGTACAGAGGATCTTTCGTGCCCATGTATTTGTCTGGATTTTTCAATGAAAATCTGCCTTGAGCAAAACGTCTAGGCATCAGTCTATACCACTATGTTGCGTTTTTCGAATTGATTTTGTGTGTTTTCAACTTTGAATCCCAGTGTGGAAATTTTTGATCTGTTTACATTTAAAATTTCAGTGACAACATTACTAAGTTGCACATCTGTGATTCCTTTGAGAGTGTCTAATAATCTAAAAACATCTACATTATCTAATTTTGCCTGTTGTAATAAAATTGTAGCAACACTTACTGCAGCAGTTTTATCAAATTTTCTTTTTTCAAAAAATCCTATCACTGCATCAACATCACCTGCTGGCAAACTGATTGGTTCAACAAAATATCTATCAAAAAAATTCTTTACTGGTTCTGCACTGTCATTATTTTTTTTTGGCGCAATATTATTTTTAAATGTTAGCGCTGGAGATGGAAAATCAATAGATTGATTGCTGATATTTTGATTTGCATCATTAATCTGATACAGATCAGTTTCTTCATTTGGTACTGTGATATTTTCTAATACGTTAGGATCTATAGCCATATTATAAACCTTTCTTTAATTGTGCTGCAGTTACGGTGTTGGTGCCGGTATTAGTTTTTGGAAACACCGTGTTGGCTAATCCACTAACACCTCCCCTACTGATTGATTCTAACCCACCTCTTAAAATTTGTAATCCTTCTTGTCTTAATCCTTCCTTATTTAAATTTTTTAAATTTCTAAATCTATTAGCGGTTTGGATAGCTCTTTTTAACAAAGATCCGCCACTTGATCCATTAGCTCCTTCTATATCACTAAAAGGACTATTGCCACCTCCAAAACCTAATAAATCACTTAATACTCCTCCGGTTCCAAACACACTGGAAGTGCCTCCACCAGCCAATGATAACGGACTAGGTGATCTATCATAGTGTCTGCCACCAAATCCTTTTGGAGCAACACCAGCACGCACTGGTCCTCTGCTCATAAAAACAGTTTCATACTCTATAGTCATCTGGTTTGCTGCAGTATCGTTGTTGCCATATGCTAATGTATCGCCTTGCCATGCAGTAATCAATGGATTTACTAAAGTGTAACAGGTATATCTTTTTCTCGCCATTTGATAGATTTGTATGGAGTTAAAAAAAGGTAGAGAAGAATCATTATCTAAACCATATCTGTATTTGTTAAATTCTTCATCGTTGTAAAAACTACCTCGGCTGTACTGTCTAGGCACAGTGCTTGATACATTGCCTGAACCATCTTTGGTTCTGTAAGTGCCATCTCTAAAATAATATTGATAATACAATTGCCACATGGCTGTGGTTATGCCATAGTTGTCGTCATGAAATACAATAGTAATTGGGTCATAATCAATTCTTGTTTGTAATTTTCTTTTTTTATTATATTGTTGTTTGGTAGTGGTTTGAATTGAATACTTGGGTAGATCCACAGATTTAACCAGCATGTTTAATTCTTCAGTGACTGTGGCATTAAAGTTAGGCAAGGATACTACTGCTTTATCGTTGATATTAAACGAAACGTGATATAAAAATTTTTGTTTTGGAGCCAGTCGAAAACTATCATCCACAAACATTCTAGCTGCATGTTGATAATCTGCTAGATTGCCTTTGGGATTGAGTGTTCCTTTGAATACTGAGTCTAAAAATCCTTTGATTAAACTGGCCATACTAGTATTTATATGTGAAAAATCTATGCTGTGTAAACTAAAAAAGGGGCCATTTAGACCCCTTTTTGAATCAATTTAGTAATGAATTATTGTCCACCGCCTGTGGCTAGTGTGTTGATTGTTCTGCCTACTTCTGTGCCAATGCCAGTGCCTTTAGGTGTTTGGATGGCATTATCATACGCTATGGATAAAGTTACGCTGACAGGTGTGTTTTCTTGATAAGCCAAAGAATTGTAATTGGCACTTTCAAGATAGCAACCATACAATTCAAAAGTTTCTAATATTCCTGGAGTCAATGCACCATTGCCACCATCTAATATTTCTATTCTAGTTAAAAATTTATAATCAGATCCTGATGCTGCAGCTGACTGTTCAAAGAAATCAAATTGTTTCTGTAACTGTTCACCCACTAATTTTTGAACGTTGTTGTTGACATCTTCTCTTAAATTTAGTGTGATTGGTTCCCAAGTGTGTTTGCCAGCTAGATAAACTTTTGAGTTGTACACATCCAAAGTGATTTTTTCAAAAGATAAATTTGGTCTGGTAACGTCCATCACCTGTTTGGTTAATTCTGTAGTGGGAGTTGACACGCCAAAGTTTTCCAAAGATACTCTGAAACGATACTGTAGTTTTGGCATCAACAAACCTTGACCTGATGCACTTGCGTTGCTGGCCAAAGGTACTGTTAATTTAGATAGTGTAGATATACTCATTGTTTCTCCTATTGCTAGTATTTATAAGTTTATTATAAACCTGATATTTCTCCTGTGTTTTTTAAACGTAACGGTATGTAGATGAACTCAACTGCTTTTACTGGTTCAATTGCTATGTCCAAGTACAATTCATTACGATCTATTCTGGCTGGAGTGTTGTTGCTTTCGTCGCACACGACCAAGAAGTCATACAGTGCTCTAGTGCCTACTAACTCTAGCAATAAACTTTCTGTTTGTTGTTTGATTTCATCTCTTGTGATCTTGTCATTGGGTTCAAACACATAAGGCTTAGCCAATTTATTCAATTGACTTCTTAAGTAAATCACCAATCTTGCCACGTTGATTCTGTCCAATGCTGATGCGTTTCTTGCTCTGGTTTTTTGACCATAGTTCACAAGACCTGCGCCTGTAATCACTGTGATAGGGTTAACATTGGAAGTGTATAATGTGTCTCTTTGACCTTCATTTAATACTGTGTTCACAAATTCTCCTTCAGAGCTTACATAACCAACTGCAGAAGCATTAGTAATGCCACCACGTCTGGTGCCTGCTGGTGCGAACCAAGGATAAGAAACTTGATCGCTCAATGCAATAGTTCTAAGTATCATGTGACTTGGAGGAACCACCACATCTCTACCAAAATTATCACTGGTAAATCCTGATGGATAAAATACACCCATGTATTCATCAAATGATGTTAATCCTGTGTCGCTGTCTTGCACTGCAAGATTCACGTTGGTCGCCCATTCGTTCAAAGAAGTAGCATCTGGAGCCAATCTAAACGGTGAGTCTCCTATTACAAAAGCTGTTAAACCTCTGTCATAGTTTAAAGTGATCATTTCGCCGATTAATTCTGGGTAACCAGGACAAGCCATAAGATTGAATAATCTTGATGCATCATCTCTGATGTCATCATTAGAATTCAACATTGCTTGCAGTTGTTGTACCACAACTGCTCTTTGTGCTTTTCTTCCAAATGTGCCTGCACCGTTGACTTGATTTGCAGATTCAGTTTTCCATCTATGAGGATAATAACCAGACATTGATTCTGGGAATCTAGTGTTAGATTCATTCACATTTATGTAATTTCTCATGAATTTTTTCACATTGAAACCACTTCTGCGTGTGTTGAATAACAACATGCCTTTTGGATACAATGCTGGATCTGGAGCATCAAAATCTAAAAAGTTACTGGTCAATAATGCTTCAATAGTAGCAGGCTCTTCACTTAATGCGCCCGAAGTACCATATCTAGCGTCAGCAAATATGATTCCATTTTCTGTGGTTTGATCTGAATTGTCCACTTCAGTAAATTTTGCTGTGATTGAATTCCATCTGTAAATTTTAGGATAGTTTTCTATGTCACTGGTGTCGATCCATATATCACCAGTTACTAAAACTGTTCCATCGCTTTGCACAGTTGGTTGAGTGGCTGACACAATTGGTCCCAACGGATCAGTGTTTGGAAATGCTGCTGCGTCTCTGTAACCTTTCCAAGTGGTACCATTGTGATACATTATATCAACTTCATCTACAACTGAACTGTACCATAATCTACCGTCAGTGGTCAAACTGGTTGGGTTGTTTGTGCCTGCTACATACGCTAATACTTTAAAGTTTGAAGCTCTAAGCACCACTGGATTAGTTGAACCGTCAGTTTGATCATCATTGTATAAATTTGTAGTTGACTCGCCTACGAATCCAGCCAAACTTAATAGATCATCTGTATCTGTAATTTTAATTTCTCCACCAAGATTGTGTGATATTACTATGCGATTAAGTTCATCCACACTTGCTTGAATGTTGGTAAATCCTGCTGCATTAATCGCTGCTGCAATTTTATCTGCATCACCT